CCTCTTTCACCAAGAATCTCTGACATGTGAGAGTACTTGAACTTCAGGTTGTTAGGTGCCCGGACATTAACTTGCAGTCCGCCTCCTCGCTTAGACTTCCGAGCGAAGTAAACGTAACCGTCAGCAACTGCTCTGATCTTGACACCTTCATCTGCTCCGATGTCGATGCCGTGATGAAACTTCTTGCCCGAGCCCCACGGATTGTCACGAACTCCGAAGTGAGAAGTGATCCTTCCGAATCGATAGTCGATCGGGGTCTTGCAGTCAAAGTCCTTTTGAGAGTTTACATTGACTGCTTGCATTGAAACCGTACCGGTAGGGGAAGACAAGACTAGCAAAGTAGACGAGAATCATTTTGTTTCTCCTCGTTCTTATTATATCCGTGTTTTTATTGATTTACACTTTTAATCAGTGAGTGTGATTGTGAGGAAGAGTAAACACTGGGTATTTGCAGATGAAGCTCTTCGGATCGAGGTGGTCAGATTTGTTCCAACCTTTCTTCTCGTAGATAGCGAAGTGCAAGTGCGAACTCCGGGTGCGCCCAGTTGATCCGACCATGCCAATCACGCCTCCGGCAGGGACAACATCACCGGGTTTGACGAGAAACTTTCTCATGTGTGCGTACTTTTCAGTGAGTCCGTTCTTCGACTTGATGATCATCGTGTAACCCCCGATATCATCGTGCTTAGCGTAGAAGACAGTGCCTCCGAATATGCTTCTGATCAGCGTGCCTTCAGGGGCAGCGATATCAACCCCGTAATGAAAGGATCTTCCTGGACCGAAAGGATCTTTGCGCATTCCGAACTCTGATAGCATTTTTCCAGAGCCGAGAGCGACTGGAGCCTTGCAAGACTCAGAGCCTTCTAAGGTGACAGTATCCATAGTCACCGACGTGTTAGCAGTAGGGGCAGATAGCAGCAAGATAGTAGCGAGAACCATTTGTTCCTCCTTGCTACTATTATACTGCTTGTGTTTTAGATTTGCACAAAAAGTGCAGCACAAAGAAGTCTATTTTTTTAGAACATCTTTTTATACAAGTTGATTCTATCAACACCCATAGCGCTGGCTAGTTTTTTAAGATCTGGTTTGCCAAGAGCTTCCCAATCGCGGTCTGCCACATCGATTTCATTTCGCCCGGCAGTTCCGACGATTGCATTCTGGAATAGGTTGGGCTCGATCCCCGGAAGGAACTGCATGCTAGAAGGATCTGGATCGTATGGTGCTGGGTCGCCTGCTTCTCGTGCTTCAGCTCCGATTGCCCTGACATGGTCCGCGACATGTGAGGCGCCGCTAGCCGCAAGGCTATCAAGCCAAGAATCTAGCTCTTTTGGCATCTCAGCATCAGCAACTGTCATATCAGCATCAGCAGCTGGTGGATGCGATCCTGGGGCTATATCGTCACCGATTTCAGCAGGTCTTTGTCTTTTAGAAGCTCCACCCATGCGAAGAACTTTTCCACCAAGGTTGTTGTACTGCAACAGAGATGTTAACCACTGTTCTGTAGTCATTTACTGTACCCAAGCTGTCCGGGGTTGGGGAAGGGAGTCTGTGATATCACCTAATCCCGCATCCATGCCGGCGTCTCTGGCGGCTTTGGCGGCAGCCAGGAAAGCTGCGTTTGTTTTAGGTCCCCAAGCACCGTCAGGTTTCAGCCCCTGCTGCTTCTGGAATCTTTCAACCGCCTTTTTTGTCTTAGGCCCAAACTTGCCGTCGATGTCCCTGAAGCTATTAGGATCAAGGTATCCCAGGAGGGCGAGACCCCACTGCATTTGCTTAGTAGGAGACCAGACCGCTGCGGGGTCGAATACATTACCCATGCTGGCACCTTTCTTAATGTAGTCAACTAAGCCTTCACTCAGTATTTCCTTCGCGAGCTCTGCGATCATCCCGCGGAGATCAGACTCGTTCATCGTAGAAGTCTGCGCTTCCTCAGCTTCAACAGTTTGTTGTGGTTCAGCAGACTCATTGAGAAGTCCTGCCATCTTGTTCCATCGATCAAATGTAGACATAGTTGCACTCCTTATGCTGTCTATAAGTATTTCTTAACTCATTAATTATCAAGGGTAAATACTTGAACTTCTTGGGTCCAGGCACGGCGATTATATGCCGACGATTCATTAAGATCCCATTGCCCAAAGTTAAACCCAGGTATTAGAGCAGTAACCATTCTGTAAAAGAATGCTCCTGATTGTGGTTTTTTGAACTCCCGACCCGAGATCATCTTCGGGAAAATACGGTAGTTTAAATTTAGTTATATGCCCTGGCACGAAAACGCGCCATTGATTTCTGCTACTAACTTCTTCGATTGTAAATACATACAGTGAAGGCTGGGGGCTGATGGGGGTTGTTCTCCATTGAAACAGGCGCTGACTTAAGAACCCACCGTCGGTTGGGTAGTTCATCATCGGGAACTGCATCATGTCTCCTAGGGTTGCTCCTCCCAGCGTATTGTCTGGCCCAGATCGGATGATTGCACTGTAGGGCTCGTTATAGACGTAGCTTCCGTGGCATGAATAACCTCTCGAACCTTCCTGGCATGTCTGGCCAGGTTGACAGTCAGAGTGCATCCGGCATGGAACTAGGTTATCGGCATATGGATCCCACTCTCTCGTATAAGTTCCCGCGTAAAAGGTGAGCATCTGGCCTGGGACTGATGGTAGGCTTTCAACCATTATGTGCGGGCGAGAATCAGTTTTGGTGCTCAAGTGATAAACACCCTCTCCTCCGAAATCTAAAAAGGAAGAGACTTTAGAATGCGTAGGACCTTGTCGATCGTCGACATAGAAAGGTGCTTCAGGCAATGTTATTACTGTTGAGTTTTCTAGATCATATTCCAGATTAATAATGATATCAGAAGTGACCTCTCCAAATACAGCACTTACCCCTCTTTGAATCCCCATCTGTCGAACTGACGTTATTTCTTGAGTTCTTATGTTTATTACGCCTGTAAATGCAACGAGTGCATACCTTCCTGGAACCGTAATGAAATCAAACGTGGCATTGTCTTGAAAGATGGTGTCGTTGCCATAGATCACGATGCAGTTTCCACTTGAGAACCAAGTGCAGGGGCGTCCGCCCTCAGGGACTGGCTGTTCCCACGCGGTGGCTTTGGGAGTTTTTCGACTAAATATATTTCGCTGAGTAAGATCAATGAAGCCAAAAGCTCTCTCATTTGGGCCGAGCGTATAAGGATCAAATAGAGCTTTCGAGAATCCTGTCACTGTGCCCATAATCCGAGGAAAAATAACTGGAGGCTGCGGGGGTGGGCCGCCCGAAGAAGGCGGGGATGGAAATTGGCAAGATAGGTAGACTGTCAGATCTTCAGACGGCACCTCGACATATGTTTCAGTGTCGCAGTATCTTGCAGCGACAGTCACTGTCTGTGCACCGTATACCCTTGGGCCGCTTAGTGTTACTAAACCCGACTGGTTGGTTGTGCTGACGTGCCGTGGCTCCTCTTCGAATCCAAGCCATACTAGGGAGTCGGGTAACGGAACTCTTTCTCCCTGAATTATTGTCAACACTTTTACGTTAAACGCGCCATCGACTTGGCCACCATGCACACCGCCCGTAATAAAAGTTGGATCGTAATACTCGAAAGCACCACGTATAGCAGTATTATCTCCTCCGGTGGTGACGGAGATATCCACGTACCCTGCTACTCCAACAGGAGTGTAGACATTCAGAGTATTTTCATCGGGAGCAGAGACGACAGTTGCGGGCATGCCTCCGAACCTAACAGATGCGGTCTCGCTTCCTAGGCCTTCGGCGACAATCGTAACGTAAGTTCCACCTGCGATCGAGCCTCGCCCTGGATGGACTTGAGGTGCGTTCTCATCGATATACTCAAAATCAGACGTGGAAGTGACACCCAGGCTATTCTGCACTCTAATCTCTGCTGGACCAACTTGACCGGGAGGGAGCCTAAACGTAATAATTCTATTGTTAGTGATAAAGATATCAGATGCATCTGCACCTGAAACAGTAACTGTTGAGTCAGGAGAGAATCCGTGACCTCTTAGACGAACTCGAATCCCACCGATGACTGGTCCGGTGGGCGGAGTGATTGACTCAATATGAACTGCTGGGCCTGAGTCATAAGTTGGCGGCTGGTAGGTTGGCCCTGCATCTCGAGGCAAAGGTGCTGTGCTCCGGCCCGAATCATGATTGAGTCTAATTATGGGACCGGCATCGTACGAGACTTCTCCAGTCGATTCAATACATGCAGCAAGATATCCTATCAGGACAACATTAAAAATCTGTAAAGTTAACTTCTTCAAACTCAATCGCATTCTTCTCATCAAGCATTTTTCTAACCAGGGGCCGAATAATCTCAGGTAATAGGCGCCTGAGGTGTAATTCTACTTCTGTACGGATCATGTGTTCAATCGCGGGAGTTAAATTATATTTCATATTATCAACATCCGACGCCGTACACATGAGCTACGAAAACAAACGTCGTTATCACGGCAATAACGCAAGTAGTTTTATCGTCTTTCTGGAGCATAATTTATGTTACTTCGAAAAGCTTTGGAAGTAAATGCCTACTTCTTTAATCTACTCTGTTTGCTGTGAGCAAGATACAAGATTATCATATTGCCGATGAAGTAAGAAGTCACGACAGCTCCGAGCACCGCATCATGGACAACCAAAAACGTATATAAGACTGATGCAAAAGCGCTCATTGTAAATACACAATAAGCGGGAACTGAGATTGCGTCAGCTGTTTCTGACTTGGCGACAGCTTTAACCTGGTGGATGAAAAGCAGGATCGCCAATGCTTGTGAGAAGATGTAAAAACACGTAAGCAGAGTGTCGATCAATTAATTAACTCCGCTCGGACCTTGAATTCTATGTCAGGAACTTTGGTCGTGAGATATCCCACAGATTTTTCTACGTCACCTTTTACGATATGGGGCGCTTCAACTGGAATGCCGTCACCGGTGATGGCTCGGCCGAAGATCACGAGATCACCCTTATCAACCATGTATCTGTCAATGTGGAAATCAACTCGATCAGTCTTGTATCCCGGTTCGAACAATTCGTCGTAAATCGCTTGACCGTTCCAGTTAGAAGCAATTAAAATCTTCACAGGAATCTCAGGATACCTTGCCATAGATCCCACGCGGACTTGTGGGATATTTGTGTTAGCATTCTTATAATCTACCCCAAGCTTGAACATTCGACCGAATCCGCCCAACGTGGAAGCGAAGCGTCGGGTTCCGTATATAGAGAGTTGCTCACGGATCAGTTTTCGGAGTGCTTTCTCTTGATCGGCATTCATGCGTACTTAAATGACTTATTACGGATCTTCCTAAGAACATCCCCTTTGGTCACATATCCTTTACCCGTATGAAATCCTGGGTTTTGATTAGCGATTAAAGCTTGGCGGCGCTTGGATTTACCGAGCACATAATTGTCTGGCTTTCCAATGGCTTTAGGGTAAAAAGTAGCTAGATACATATCCTCAAAATTTCCAGATCCTAGGGACGGCTGCTTTTTGTAGTAACTTTCAACATACTTAAGTTGCTGTACACCTGTCATAGATCGAAGGGCAGATGTAGAAATAGCCGGCTTTAGACCTGCAGCCGTGCTGGGCATGAATTGAATTAATCCCGTTGCGCCTGAGTGTGGGTTTACGGCTTGCGGATCTACGTTAGATTCGATTTCAAAAACTTTTATCAGGGCTTCTTTTTCTACGCCAAGATTTGACGATACTCGTTCTAGCTTCTCGTTAAAAGAAGCATCGGAAAGAAGATCCCTCCCAGATTTTCCAAGAGAAGTATCTTCTCCCGCAACCAGATCACCAGCTGCAGTATCGATATCCTTGACTTTGATAAGGGTTTTTTCAATGTCCTTTGGAATATCGGGAGTTACGGCTGTTTTTATCTCTTTGTCCTTCTCTAGGAACTTATCCCACGTTTCCTTTGTCGTCGTTCCAGTGACGGTTAAGCTATTATCTTTTTGAAACCTCTTAATAGCATCCTCAGTCTTTTGATCGAACTTACCATCAACATCGACGTCGTACCCAAGAGAACTCAACCCTTGTTCAAGAACTTTGATAACGCTTAAATAGATCGCTGTTTGTCCAGCAGGGGTTTTGGCATACACATCTCTTTTTGATTTTATCTCAGCTTTTGCGGCGGCTGTGAGTGCTTCTTGGACTGATTGTTGTATTGTTGACTTTATTTCTGCCAGAGTGGGCATGCCCTCAAGATCTTCGAGACGATAGTAAACATCTTCCAAGATCAGGTTCTGGAATTGCTTTTTAACTTCGTATACATCGTCTTCTTCTCTGTTCATCGCAAATCCTTTAATCAGAGAGCCTGCTCGGGCGTTGGCATCATCTTCCAAGTATCCTCCGACATGCTGCATAGGGTGCTCGTCAAACTCCCCTTTAACATCTTGTTTAGCGTGAACTAATTCGTGCGCGATTGATCTCAGCACATCAGGGACGGCTCGATCTTTGGCGTAAATCTTGATAATCTTATTGTTTGGATCATAGTAAGCTGTGGTCTGGATTCCGTGGGATTCTCGATCATCAACAATGTAGATATCGTAGTCATCCCCGATCTCCAGGGACTTACAGCAGTGATCAACAAAGATCTGGATTAGATCTTGTTTCGGTTCTATGCGCGGCAGTTCGCCCTCGAGATACAAGCCCATTACAAAACACTCCTAGGCATACATTATATTTATGCACCCAGAAGAAGTTATTACTCTTCGACGTGAACTAAGATGGTTCCTTTTTCGAAGCCGCCTCGATCACTACGCTTTGTACACTTAGCTTCGATCACATCTTCAATCTTGAGCTCGAGCTTCTTTCGAAGAGAATCAACGACCTCCATTAGATCAGCCATCTCCTCTGGGCATGGGTTCTCAAAGAGTTCTTCCATCTCCTCGTGGATCTTAAGTCTATAATACTCTTCGATCTCATCAGGCTTCATTGACCGAGTCTTACACTGGTTTCCTGATTCCTTAATAATAGTTGGAATCTTATCGCGAACTAGTTTGTCATACTTCTTCATTGTTTATTGGGTGCACCATTTGGGGTTCAATATAATAGATCTCACCATCTGACAAGATCTTGCAGCACATATCTTCGAACGGGTCGGGTCGATCTTTGGGAGCTTACTAAAAAGAGGCCTAGAAATCGATACTCGTCAGGAAGAGACTCATCTTCTATCCAGACCATATCACCCGCTTTTATCATCACGCTTCAAGTATATCAAGCATCTGCTCAATCGTATTCGTGGAATCCACATTCTTTAAACGGATCTTATAGATGCTGAGAGCTGCCTTGAACGCTTTGGTGTCAAGACGAGCCTTAAACTCTTCCATCAATTCTTTTCTATCTTCCCGGAGAGTATCCATCTCCGACTCAATTGTAGTTAGACGAGTCATAAACTCTTTTACTGCATCTTCAAATTCATTAGACATTCTTATTCCTTTCATGAATAAGTTCAATTTTATCTGGCGTGGTGATTACTTTTTCACCGTCTACTAGTACTTCAACCCAAAGCAATTCCGAAAAGTCAACGTTTTGGGAAACCTCCAAAAGAACACCCGTCTTCCAGAAGTGATCAAGTTCCATCGTAGAAGGATCTCTCTGAGAAATTAGAACTTCTACTAAGTCCCCCGATCTGGGGGTTTGTTTAACAATCATTTCTTCTTGCTCAGTTTTTCTCGAAACTTCTTCGCTTCCTTTTCCTTCATCTTCTCAAGCCGATCGATGTCAACGTGGGTATTGAACTTCTCGGGAGAGTCAAAATCATCCAAGGCAAAGAGGTCGCCAAGCTCCGCTGCTAAAAAACTATCTTCACTCTTGGCATCGATGTAAAGCATGGCTCGATGTGCAGCATGCATCCAGAAACCGTCTTCGAGCTCTTCAGCGGCCGCTAGCTCACGAAACTTAGCAACCTCTTCTGAGATAGTTTTCGTGATCTTGTCGCAAGATTTTCTTAACTGACGTTTGAGACGATTGGTCTTGACCTTGTCTTCTTTGCCCGGTGATTTGACTACCTTAAAGCCCATAATGCCTCCAGCATTTTCCTACAGCGATGATTTTTCTTTTTCAGGCGGGGTGTGCGGGGTGCCGCCGTCTGTATCAACTTCCTTAAAGTTGCCACCTTTCCTCTTGGGAATACCACCCTTGACTCGAGCAGTGGCAAGATTATTCGCTTCTTCGATTCTCTTGTTGTTCACTGAACAGCCGGGGCATTTTTCTTTTTTATCTGGTTCTTTTGTTGTCGTCATTCCACAGCCGTTTAAACATCTATATCTTGTGACCGAAATTAATTGACCGCTAATTTCGATCTTATCCTTGAATTTTTTCCACTTGCTTGCGTTTCTCATTTTTCTCCGAACGTTAAAGTTGCGCGAAATCTATATACCGAGATTTTGAAATTTGTTTATTTTAAACGTCGATTTTCTACTAAAATTCGATGGCCCCAGTCGACAAATAGGGCGATCATCGCTATGTTTGCAAGAGCATCTATTTCTCTTCCAGGCAGAACTAGCGACGCAAGAATAATTCCAATTCCGGCAAGTCGCAAGGTATTTTTATTAACTTCAGACATCTTATCCCCTTCGTATTTCTACTAAACGGTCGAGATACCAGAGTGCTTTCTCTAGGTCCTCGATTTCATTTCCTTTATACGGCGCTCTGAGCAAATACTTTAGGACATTGCCTTCATGAAATCCCAAGTTCCACTCTTCGATTACGTCGAGAACTTCAATTTTACCAACATTATAATGATTGGGATGATTAACTTTGCTCATGTATGCTTTATACAGCAAGAGATTCGATTGTATCACTTAGTTTAAGCTAGGATGATCTCGTCTTCATAGACCCAAACTGTTTTTCCGCTAACCAATATCTTGTAATCGAAAGTCTTGTCCCCTGACACTGGTATGATGTGTGACTGCACCCACAAGTGTGACCTTCTGGCGATAATGACTGCACCAAAACTTGATTCTTCTAGACCGAATATTTCCAAGACATCATCACGAAGAGATTGTCTTAGCTTTACTAGATCGCCTATTTTAAACTTAGGGGGAGCGTTCAAATATCCATTCATCATAGCGCTCCCGTATGAGGCGCATGATTCTGATTGATGATCGCTGATATCGCTCTATTACTTTTCTTGCTTTCGAGTGTCTCCTATTTTGGCCCCCCGTTATAGCAAGCAAAGATATTATCACCTTGACATGCTTTGAATCTATAAAAAGTCGCGCAATATAAATACGGCATGCTTTGCACTTGTTCGTGGATCCATGCTACTTTTTACAAATTCTTTTTTCGTCTTATATCCCAGTTTCTTATACCACCAGTGGGCATTAATTTGAAATAAGCCGTAGTCTCCAGTATGGGAAGCGACATTTGAATAGAACGAAGACTCCTTAAAGGCAATAGCAAGCATTAAAAACTTGTCAAAATTTTCTTCTTTGGCGACCTCTAATATGATGCTAACATTTGTCAACTGAGCGGAATTCAAATGTCCCAATACTGAGCTTGCATGAAAATAAGTTATTTCAAGTTCATCTTCAGTTGGTGCTGTATATTGTATGGCTGGAACCTGATCGTTGACATACTTCTCATATTCTTGTACTGTCTCAGAGCAGCTCTCACACGAAACAAGAAAGATCAAAAATGTAATATACTTTTTCAATGGCAGTCATCCTTAAGTTCTTTTATTTTACTTGTGTTTTTTTCGAAGCATAAAGCAGTATATCGCCCAAATGACTGGGACAGCCACTGGGTGTAAACAAAGCACCCACGCCACTGGAATTCCCAAATAAAAAACTTCGTTAACATGGAGGCCAAGCAGATAAAAAACAGCAGGAAAAATGATATCTTCAATAATTTCCCAGACAACAAAAATTACAACAAGCGGGAGACCGTAGTCCTTCCAAATACTTTTTAGGTGGCCCCAATTCCAAAGTCTGAGTTTGTGCTTTAAATGGTGTAACATCTTATCGCCTATAGAAAACAAAGCATTTGCTTAGCACGCAGAGCTTATAAACGTCTCTATCTTCCTGAATCACGTTATCAACGATTGCTTGGATAGAGTCATGGGGTGAGGCAATAGATAGATTTTCTAATTTTTCAACACCTGCATAAACAACTCCAATAATCTGCATAGAAGAGTTTAAAATGGGAGAGCCAGAAGAGCCGGGCCTTGTTGGGAGAGTATATACAGATTCATGCATGCTAGGTCGGCCAGAAAAGAACCCTTCAAATAACAGGACTGTCTTTCGTCCAAAGTATCCATAAGGGGCAGCCATGTTATAAATTCTTTCACCTCTTTTCGGAGGAGAGGAAGCAATATCTAAATAAGTTATGGTTTCGTTTTTTCCAGTATATACTTTTAGTACACACAAATCATTGTCTTTGTCAATTCTAATTACTTCAGAGGACATTTGATTTAAGTTCTCATCAACAATAGTGATAACGGCTGCCTCAAGGGTTATCCTGGGGCCATCTTTAAAATCTGGGATTTCGGGTTCGGCACAGGAGTGTCCCGCTGTTAAGAAAAAACTATAATCTGAATCTTCTCTGCTTTTTGCAAAAAAAGCACCTGAAGACGTGGAAGTAGTCGTCTTAAGGTTGCAAATTTTTCCTTGGCATATTTTCAGCAGCATTGAATGCCGAACTATCCCAAACGCCTCTGTTGGCATCAGTATTCTATGTGGAGATACATAACAGCTGCTTAATGAAAGCAGACAAAATAAAATTACAGCAGAAAATATATTTTTTATGATTTTTTCCATATTAGTAAATATGTAGGAACGCGCATACAGATACAAAATATTGCGCCAAAAAGTCCCGGAGCATTCCATGAAATTCCTAAAGAACTCTGTTGTTGGCCTAGCCGCAATCTTCATCGCATTGACATTTTTACAAAAAGATGATACAATCCAAGCTGGTCAAGTTTGGGAAAAAAAGGGGGCTGAATGGTCCTATGTCGGAAATAAGTCCAGTGAAAAAAAGCAAATACACATTATAGAGCATTCCACAATTGACAACAAAGAAATATTTAATACTGTGGTGAAGATGCCTTTTATCACACTAGAAGGTGAAGACAAGACTCATGGTAAAATTTGGAGAGAAAATTAAGCCTATTATTCTGGGCGCTCTTTTAATTGCCACAGGATTAACTTACTATTTTATCTCCTATACGCCTGCGCGCGTGTTTGAAAAAGACACAGTTTATTATATGGCAGGAAAGAATAAAGACTGCTCGTGGCACGTGTATTTTGAAAATGACGTGTATCTTAAGCGCGGCTCTTTTTCAAATATATACATCGGGCTTCCTTCTCGGGAAAAGAGAGGCGTGGTCAAAGGAATCGTAGAATCCACTGATCAAGATCTTCTTCTAGCATTTTCTTTTCCTGGTAGCAGTTCAGCCCCTCCCATAGTTCTAACTGCTAAACATGATCAAGTCAGAACTCCGATTGAAGAAGTTAGATTCAGGCTATTTAATAGTAGCGTACTAACAATCTTGGTTTTCAAAGATCAAAAAAGATGCATTTCGAGGTACACGAAATGAAGCGTATACTAGTTCTTTCTTTTGCTTTTTTGTCAGGTTGCCCTGATGATGATCAACTGGTTGCACTAGAATGCTCTCCTGGCGAGTCTAGGGTTTGTGACTACAACGGAAATATTATTAACCTTTCAACCTCAAACCTTGATCTTCCTGGCATCTGCAGCTATGGACAACAATTCTGTACTTTCGATGGTTGGGGGGAGTGCACAGGTGCAGTTGGTCCGGAAGATGAAATTTGCGACAGCATTGACAATAATTGCAACGGATCCGTTGACGAAGAATATCCCGAGCAAAGTGAACTCTGTGGATTTATTGAAGGTGTTAATTACAGCGAAGGCATCTGCAAGCCAGGAGTTTATACGTGTATTGAAGGTGCAGTTCTATGCGAAGGGCACGTAGGCCCAGGACAAGAAGTCTGCGATGGGATCGATAATAATTGCAACGGCCAGGTCGATGAACACATTGTCAATCAAACTGCTGTAGTGTGCTATGACGGGCCTGAAGGGACGATGAGGGTTGGTGAATGTCGGGCGGGAATATCCTACTGCACAGACTCAGAAATGTCCTACTGCGAAGGGCAAGTCCTGCCCGCAGAAGAGCGATGCGACGGAATTGATAACGATTGCGACGGTGAAATTGACGAAGGGTTTGAAAATAGGCCGGCTGAGATTATTTTCGTTATTGACGCATCTGGTTCATTTGACGATGAAATTAGCTCAATGATTGGCGGGATTAGACCTCTTTTATCAGACCAGATTACAGAGAATTTTAAATTTGGCTTAGTCGTTATTGGGATGAGAAACATCATGCCCGAGGATCGAGTCTCCCCTCGCTACAATTATATGATAAAAACAACAGACCTTATTCCCCGAGATGAGTTCATTCCATTCTTGGAAGAGATAGCAACAACTCATCTGCCGAACTCGGGTGGATTAGAACCGTCATACGATGCAGTCTATGGAGTTTCCGTCGGTGATATCGAATTTAGCTTCTCAGGAGACTCTCAAAAAGTTATAGTTCTTATGACAGATGAAATCGGTCAGTCTCATATGTCTGTTCGGCTTACCGAGGCTGATGTGGCTGATGCAGTTAGAGAGAACGATGTTTCAACTTATATATTTTCTGATCCTTCGTTCTTTGGTTCGTTTGATCAGATCGTAACAGATCCTTCACATCTTTTTTCAGTGGTTACAGATCAGACGACAGTTTTCCAGCAGTTACAAGATCTATTTAACGATCTCTGCCGGTGATGCTTGATCTCTTTCTTGAAGAAGGTTTTCCAAATAGATCGTTAATTCCTCGACAACTTGATCGAAACTTTTTGCACAAAAAAGGCGTTCTTGCGGCTGCTCTGTGTCAAATCTTGCGTTTTCCATCTCAGAGATATTAAACAAAGATAGAGGAACCTTTGAAATAGAAATCAATTCCTTTGTACTGGACAAAAGGCCGGCTCCATACGCTTTTACCTCATCGTTCTCCAAGCACACTCCGAACTCAATAGTATACCAATACAAGCGAATTAATTTCTCAATTTCTCGATCTGTAGACTTTTGAGCAACTTTTCCAAACAAGTTGTTGATGGTTCTGAGGTTGTTGTTTAGAAAAAAGACAGCGTGTCCAAAGACCTCATGAATCACATCTGGTTCAGGTGTATACTCAGGAATAGAATGATGTCGAATATACTGCGTACATAACATCGTATTTTGAGATAATCTTTCTAAGAATTCACGAGGAGGAATGAGGCCTACGACTGGTGACAAAGAAAAAGAGTATGCAGAGAGCTTTCGGTTTAGCTCTGAAAACTGGGGTATCCTATCTTTTTCTAAATCAAACTCTCTAAAAGCCCGATTATATTCTTTGCATGCAAAAAAAGGGTAAAGATCTGCAAGGACTCTGTGGGTTTCTCGCCAAACCTTATGCTCTTCAGGGATGTACGGTACTTCCCCTACTTCGTCTCCATGTGAGTAAGAATTTGCAATTGATGCAATCTTATCGCGGCGGCTTCTATATAAAAGATCGTAAAATCCCGGGTGATCTTGGGGGAGCATTACTTACTTATCAGTTGGGCACCATTCGGGCTTGATCCAGTTTTGTTCTGCGCAAAGATTTGCCTCAAGCTTTTCAAGATCAAGCAATGAGATCGGGGTTGCAAAAACAATTGTCTCAAGGAGTTGCGGTACATATCCTCTTCCCACGGGAAGTGCTACTAAAACCCCGACATAATAACCCTCTTTATCAAAGAATCCAGAACCAGAGGCACCTGGCCAGCCATATGTGTGAACTGTTATCTTAGTTCTNCCATCGGATATCGTTTCTATCCCAGCGACATCGCCTCGCAAGGTAAGCAAGTCATGATGACCTGGATAGCCTGAGTATGTGAGTGTCTCTCCGATCTCCGGGAGGGATCTATTGATCCTAAGCGGGACTGCCAAAATAGACTCTAGTTTCTTAACAGCAAGAATACAAATAGTCTTCCTCTCGGTCGAAATATACTATCCAACCCTTCGATCTTTCTCTCTCAGGAGTCACTACCCAAACGTAAGATTGCTGGGAATCGTCCACAACATGAGCTGCTGTAACAACTAGATAACGATCCTTGTAGGTGACATAAGTCCCAGTGCCTCGACCGCTGCCAGGGGTGAAAACCTTAACAGTTGCATAGCGAGAACGAAGCTCATATGGACTTAGAGTATCAACTGGTGTAGCTTTTACCCCAGAACCATCTCCTCAAGAGCTGCTTTGTCATCTTTGCAAACTTCTGTAGATTGATCAGAATTGCAAGATGAAATTAAGATGAAAAAGAAACAAAGTGATAAAAGATTTTTCATTGACACCCTTTCAAAAAATGTAGGAGGAGAGTGAGGGATTCGAACCCTCGGTGGATTGCTCCACAGCCGCGTTCCAGGCGACCACCTTCGACCGCTCGGTCAACTCTCCATAGCCTCTAATAAATATCAGTCTAAATCAAGTCTCTCTTTAGTTATCCAATTTCTTAAATAAGTACCAAGACTTCCTTTGTTGTACGTCTTGTTTAATTCCTTTGCTTTAGTCCATGCAGACTGCTTGTCTGCGTAAGTAAAAAGTGTGTGATTGAGAAGAAGATGTGTCTTTTCCCGGATAAGTTAAACATACATGCCAGGGATGAGTATCAGACTGGCAGAAACCCGTCTTGCGCTCCCAGGGCCACGCTTCAGTATCGCCTGTTTTCTTAGCCTTCCCGATTGGGCGCTTGTACTTGTTAGACATCTTTATCTCCGAATGATTGATTATACCTTTTTTGCTCTGTAAGTATAACAGAGTTTAACCTCGGAACCCTGGCATATATTTATTCTTCTTCGACAATTGATTGCTGAACTGACATGTTTAAGACCATTTCGTGCAATCTTCCTGGTGATATCTTTTCATACGTCACAGGGAAAATTCCAGCAGTAATCAAAGCATGAGCGATCCACTGCGAACAATACCATTTTCTATCATGCTTTATCATGTAAGGAACAAACTGGGATATCACCATCCCGATCCAGTCGTATTTCTGGCCGGCGGTTTGTTCATAAAATCTGAATATGTTTTTTAGCTGGTGATCATCGACTTTAAGCTCTATTCTCTTCCAGTTTTCACCCATGCAACCACTGTCTTCTTGCACCATGCGAACGACACCCTCTTCTTCTGGGCAGATTCCTGCTGTTATTCCCCCGGGGAGAATAAGCTCTGCGTGAAGATATGGGCTTTTTGTCCACCATGCAACAATCTTTTGGCGCCAATTTCGCGCAGAAGCATAATAAAATGCAACCCAGATTGAGTTCACAGGACGCCTAAGTTAATTTTTCGTCTTCTTGGAAGATGCAGAGCGTGATTTTGTCGAAGTCTTTTTCTTGGATTTCGCTGACGTTGTCTTAGTTGACTTTTTAGTGCGGCGCTTTTTGGTTCTTGTTGCCTTTTCCAAGTCAGGATTGACAGACAAAGAATTGATAATAGCTTGCGCTGGCTCAGTTGCGTCATTTACTTTTGAGGTTTCAATTGCCTCAACCTCTAAAACTTCTTCTGTTTCTTTTCCCTCTACAAGCGTCTCCTGCTCGGATGTTTTAGTCTCTGCATCCTTGGCCTTATTCTGTGGGCCTGTAAGCGGCCGAGGATTCAAATCACTTAGGCTTATTCTTGATGATGATGCCATCTTTTTCTCCTTGTTTTTCATAATAAGTCTCCCGTTGTTTTTTCTTGGGATTTTCTAAAGAACTTATAAACCTTATCAGTTCTAGCTTTGTTTGCTCTACCAAGTCTGACCATTGTTTTGCTGTGTAAAGATCGCCTTTGGCATAGCACTCATCAGAATTCCACGCAAATTCTTCAATCATATCTGCAAGCATATTCATCACCTCATAGGGCGGAGTTATGTTTGCAGATTTTGTCATTCAAAATTCACGTATTCTGCCAGAAGTCCGTCTACTTTCCCAATTAAGCCCTCTAGTTCTGTTGCTACATCACTTTGCTTCACGACTCCGATGTCTGCACCAGGTGACTTTTTCATATTGAGAGCATTGTAAAACTCAATCAAATGAGTTCTAACTTCAATGATCTTTTGGATATCTTCTTGTTTCATTTCTTTTCCCTTGAGGATATAGTACCTCGTTATTAATTATGCGTAATTATTAATTAGCCACTCGTGATACCAATTTAAAGCGTGGTCTTTGGGCTGCGCATCTTTCCAGTCAGCGGTACAAAATATCTTCCAGGCATCGTTTCCGTACTTGCCAATTCCGTATAGCTCAATTGGCTCAGACCAGTCCTTTTCAAGATACTCTCTAGACATCCTGGTTAGTGTCTGGGCTCTTTTAGAGCTCAGCCCTATAGGTTTTAACATTTTTTCAAGAGATAATAAGTCTGCATTCATTGCGTCATCTGGTGTAGGGTAAAGCTCAAAAAACTTCCTCATAATCGGCTCAGCAGTGAATCTCCTTGTAAGATTGCAGAAAATACAGGCAACCAAAATCTTCCAAGGGTCCTCATAGAGATCTTCCTGGATAAGCCCGTAGGGAGATCTGGGCGGTGACCACCTATTGGTCTCGTCTGATTTTTTGGAATTCTTCAATGAGATCTTTTTCCTTTTGAGTTAAATCTTCTGGTATTTTAATTTTGACGGCAACTATATGGTCACCACCTTTAATTCCTGCGCCTTTTAATTTGAGCAAAGCATCCTGCTGTGTTCCTGCTGGTAAATTAAGATTTTTCTTTCCGCTAGAAAGAGTATCTATCTTGACAATATCTCCTAGTATAGCTTGACTTACGCTGACATACAGTTCCGTATGAATGTCGTTTCCTATTCTCTCAAACTTATCGTGCTTTCTGACGTGGACTACCAGAAGAAGATTTCCTGGATATCCATCTTTGGTCTCATTCCCCATGCCTTTTATTCGAACAACAGATCCGTCGCTTACGCCTGGAGGAATTTTAACATTGATAGACTTGTGCTTTTGATTAACCCCTTTTCCATCGCAAGAAATACAAGGGTCAATAAGAATACTCCCTGCGCCTTGGCATTTAGGGCAAGCTGCTGTAAATGCGAAAAATCCCTGCTGGTGCGTTGTATTCCCAGCTCCGCGGCATCCTTCACACACCTTAGTCCCGTCCTTAGAAGACGTTCCTTTTCCATTACACGGTTCACATTTCTTTCTGCGATCGAAGCCTAGGCTGACGTCTCCGCCCTTACTCGCCTGCTCCAGGGTGACAACTACTTGTGCTCGAATATCCGAACCTCTTTGTACTTGTTCCTTCTGGGAATTTTGACCTGAGAACATGTCCTCAAATCCTCGACCAAAATTTTTAAAGAAATCATTTATATTTTGCGGGGGTGCATTTCCATGAAATCCTCTTGGGGCGCCGTCAGGAGTTCCAAATTGATCGAAATTCTTTCTTTTTTCTGGGTCACTTAAAATAGCATAAGCAGCGCTAATCTCTTTGAACTTCTCATCGTCATCTGATTTTTCTGATGTGTCTGGGTGGAATTTCTTTGCTAGATTTCGATATGACTTTTTTATCTCTTTTTGAGAAGCGCTTTTTCCTACGCCTAGAACTTCATAAGGATTTTTCACAGCATGCTCTCAGACGCTATATCTTACTGCAAGAGATCTTTTTGTTCACATGGGAGGCTTGTTATAAACAAGTTCATATGCGTATTCTACAGCAGGGCGGAGATACTCAAGAAGTCTAGTGTCGTCAACTAACTCTCTAAGAGGAATCATCTTTGCTGACTTATGTTCAAATATTCCGGAATGCGGGTTTCGACGTATTTCAGGGTCCTGTCTAGTTTCAGCAACATACATTGTTGTAGCTTCTGATTCTAGGGGGTCTGTACCGTATTTAAAATCAAGCTCTGTAATCGAAGCTTCTTCTGATGCTTCTCGGATTGCAGCTTCAAGCGGATCTTCACCAGGATCGATAATTCCTTTGGTGAGGTCGATCTTTCCGGCGTGGGTCATTAAACACACAACGTGCGCCTCCCCATCCTGCTCTTTTAAAACTACTATTCCAGCTGCTGGCTTATATCTCATTATGATCTCCGTATTATTAATTATACGTCAATCCTTTCAAATCCAATAAACTTTATATTATCTAATGATTTTTTCAAAGGATTGCAAAGATCTGTTGTCAAATATTTCATAGAAGAGTCACACAAAACTGTGACAACATTGAGATTCAATCCTGAAGTGATGCTGATAGCTGCATAAATGTTAGCACCTGATGAGATCCCTACTGAGAGTCCGCCCTGATTTATCATTTGAGCTACGCAAAGAGCATCTTCATCATCCACTCTAATCTCAGAATGAAGAGCATTTAGCTTTAAAATCTGGGGCACAAAGGAGTCACCGATGCCTTCTATTCTATGTGTCCCTCCATTCTCCTCATGATTCATGGGAAAAACTGGATGTACTCTTAGATTTATATTTTGGAGCGTAAGATATCCCCCGGTTCCCATAATTGTCCCACCGGTTCCTGCGCCAGCGACAAAGGCACCTATTTCCTCATTGATTCCATTCATTTGTTTTTTGAATCTCTCGGCCCGGTTGTCGACCTATGAGCTTCTACTATTTTCCCAGTTAAGAAAACTGGGAAGGACAAAAAACGCCTTCATTTTCAGCATCAGCTGCAGCCATCTCTAGAGACCCAGGGAAGCCTCCTTGAGATTCAGTTACTTCAACAACCTCAGCTCCATACAACCTCATTAGAGACTTTCTCTCTTCACTCATCCACTCGGGCATATAAATTTTAACTTTATGACCTAAGGCCGCGCCCATAGCAGAGAAAGCAATTCCAGTATTTCCTGACGTTGCTTCTACTATTAGATCGCCTGGCCTTAGCTTTCCTGAACTATAGGCTTTTGCGCAAGATACGGATTGCCATTCGATCCTTAATGCTTCCTGAGAAATTTGAGGGCTTCATGCTTAGCGAAAACATGTACGGGCTTGTCGTCAACTTCAAATCTTAATTTCAGCATAGGAGTATTGCCTACCATCGACTCGATCCTAGCTAATTTTTCCTCTATTTCAGAATCGATATCCAGCATAAGTTTACTTCCATATTTTGTTCTTTAGCTTGGTCCACATAGTTTCGGAGGAAGAGCTATCCACCCCCTTTACTCCAAAGGGTCGGATGATTTTTTCTTTTTTGGGCGACCTCTTTTTGGCTTTTCTTCTTCGCTGTGGGTGGGCATTTCTGCAATCTTTTTTTCTAAGGATTGTGCCTTCTTTTCAAGCGATCTGTTTTCGCTTTCAAGCCCAGCGATTTTTGACTTCAATTCCTCAATCTCTCTGGCNCGTTTTTGGATGGATTCGCCGGCTTCGNTCAGCTTATCGATAGATGCCTTCAAGCCATTTTCAATAGAATTCAAAGACTTATTAGCAATTACATCAAACTGATCTATCATCGATTTATCTTGATCCATCAGCGGAGAAAAGTGCTCACATGCTTCTGCGTAGCCCGTCTTTCTTCCTTTTTCAAATGCATCTTCTTTAACTATTGCGATCCAGTCGCTGCATGTATCGAGAAGTGTTTTTTGATTCACGCCCTCTCTATGAGACTCAAGAGCAGTCTGGACGCTNTTCCTTGACTCTTCGATCTTTTCATCTATGACTTTTTTAGCAGCGGTTAGCGTATCTTTTAAAGCCTGTACTTGTTCTTCCATATTTCTTACCTCGTATACATGTCAGCAATAGCAGCGGCGAATGCGTCAGGTTTTGTAATGCATTTAAACCCACATCCTTTTACCATGCCGACCATTTCATCATAAAACTTGTTTGACTCAAATCTATCGTCTGGGTTGATATCTACATGAACTGTTAGATCTCTTCCACAGATTTCTTGAAGAGATGAGGCGATTTGAATTGAATCTAAAACTTCCAGCTGCAATCTTTTGTGGAGAGAAGTTGGAGTTTCTGGTTTCTTCGCTCTCCAGAATACGATCACTCCGTGCCCAGGATCCCTAAAGCAAATTGTGCTAATTAGCCTAAACTTCTCTCCATTCAAACAAGAGTCACTTCCAACATGAAGATTATATTGTTCAGTATTGAACTTTTTAATTTTTTCTTCGATATCTACTTCGACACCTGAGAGCGTCTTCCAACGACCTTCAATCATTTTCTTCTTCTTTTACAGCGTCAACATACTTCTTAGCTGACTGATATTGCATATAATAGTATGCAAAACATACTGGCCATGCATATGTTGCAGGAGAAACCCCGATCAAAGTAATATCCAAAATGAACATTACTGCAAAGAAAATCATTCCAACTCGATAAAACCCTAAAAACCCATCTACATCCATTATTGATCTCCTGTTTGGAAGCTATTCAATAATAACTAATAGGAATTTAAGATTTCTATCAAATTCTCAGGGCTGGATATAGCATAATTCTTTTCACATTTAGCAGCGATTTCCCAGTCATTCCCATAGGGTACAATATTGTCCCCAAAAAATATGCAATCTTCGGGTTTTTCTTCAATGTTATTCAAAGCGTAAGTCTTATCCCAGCCGCTTCTCGTAATATCAATTGAAATCTGGCCGCCTTTTCTAAAAGAGAGACCGTATCCTTTGAACTCCTTCTCTAAGAATTCGATTGCTTTATCTCGATCACCTGACCTCTTATCCCAAGTTACATAATCTTCGCGTTGATCTTGTGAGCAGTTTCTACCGATACAAAGAAAAGTTAATTTGACTTCCTCGCCACTCCACAAACGTCCCTAGTTTTAAATTTGGAATGATTTTTAGCAGCATACTTTAACAAGACAGATACAATGTAATTCAAATCAGACTGAGAGTAATGATCTGTAAGATCAACCTTGTGAATTAATTCTGGTTCTTGACATCCCCACTCATCATCTGGGTCTAAATTAGTATTGTACACAACAGTGCCGTTGCAGCAACAAACCTTTTCAAAGAGGCGTAAGAGATTGTCTTTGCCGATCTGTTCTTCTACTTTAGAGTAGTTAGACCCTGTCACTAAATACATCTTATATACTCCTCGCAAACGAATTAATTCTTGGAGTACTGGCTTTGTTATCTTTTGTCGCGATTCAGTCAGGGTTCCGTCCATGTCAAAAATGAGAGCCTTACGCAATGTCAGTGTCCTCCACGATTGATGCGTCAACAGTAAGCATTAACCCAGAAACAGATGCTGCATTTTCCAGGGCACACCTTGTCACCTTCACGGGATCAATAATTCCCGCCTCAATCATATCGCCAAACGTATCATTCGAAGCATCGTATCCTTGCGAGCCATCCATTTCTTGAATTTTCGCCATTACAATTACTGGCTCTCCACCAGCATTTCGAACGATCTGGGTGAGGGGTGCCTGGCATGCTCTTCTAACAATATTTCTTCCAATAGATCTACCAGTCACCCCCTCTGTAGCATCGGACAGACTAGATGCAGCGCGGACCAGAGCAACCCCTCCCCCAGGAACGATTCCTTCTTCAATCGCGGCACGAGTTGCATTAAGAGCATCGTCCACGCGATCTTTCTTTTCTTTAACTTCCAGCTCAGTTGCGCCGCCGACCCTAAGGACTGCAACGCCACCATTAAGCTTTGCGATTCGATCTCGAACAAAATCTCGTTCTTGATCTGAGATTGTGAAGTCTTCTACTCTTCGTCGAAGCTCTTCTACTTTTTCAGCAACTTCTTCTGTTCGATCATTATTCCCAACTAAAATTGTATTAGTTCGGCTGCAAACAACTTTCTTTGCTTGCCCAAGATGTTCAGTAGTGACATCAGAAAAATTGATTCCCGTAGCGTCTGAGATTATTGTAGCGCCCGTAAGTGTTGCAAGGTCAGACATTAGATCTAGTTTTCCTGCGCCAAAGCCTGGGGCATTGATCGCGCAAACTTCCAAAACGCCTTTCATCTTATTCACAACTAAGCCTTGCAAAGCCTCGCCTTCAATTTCCTCAGCCACGAATAAGATAGGCCGTTTTTCTTGAACTACTTTCTCTAGAACAGTAACGATATCAGCAAGCGCTGTAAGCTTTCTTGTAGTGAGAAAAATGTAAGGATTTTTAAGATCGGCTGTCATCTTATCTGAATTTGTTGCAAAATACGGGGAAACATATCCTCTGTCTACTTGCATGCCTTCGACAACATCTAAAGTCGTGTCAAATCCTTTTGCTTCTTCGACAGTAACTACACCTTCACGACCAACTCGATCAACTGCTTTGGCAATCAGAGAACCAATCTCATCATCTCCGTTAGCAGAGATTGTAGCGACTTGTGCGATCTTGTCTACGTCTTCTACTGGGTCAGACAACCCTTTCAGATAATCAACTATCTCAGATACAGCTTCGTCAATTCCTGCCTTGATATCAGTTGAAGAATATCCGTTACCCAGCATTCGAAGACCTTCTGCATATATTGCCTGTGAAAGCACGGTTGCAGTTGTGGTTCCGTCACCTGCCACATCATTTGTTCGAGAGGCGACCTCCTTTACCATCTGTGCGCCCAAATTGAGAAACTTCTCTTTTAGATTGATCGCACGAGCAACACTTACACCGTCTTTGGTTACGGTAGGTGGGCGGTCTGGATGCTCGATAACAACATTCTTCCCTTTTGGGCCAAGTGTTACTTTAACCGCATCTGCTAAGATGTTGACGCCCTCAAGGAGTTTCTGCCTGGCCTCGTCATTAAAAACGACCTTTTTATCAGTCTCAAACTTCATTTTAGTCTCTCAAAATTTTTCTTGTTGCGCCCTCTAGAAGATTAGCAGGGACTTGAACAACACGTCGGGTCTGGTTAACCACATTAAATGCAACAAATAAGTCGCCTTCTTTTAAAACAACTTCTTCTTTGTCAATTATTTTTGTTTGTCGAAGAGTGTTGATAATATCATCGGGTAAATACTTCATCTTTCAGGCCTTTCAGTTTCATCATCTGGGATAATCCATATTTTATCATACGATACATTATATCTTGTTGATAATAGCTTTGAATAAAAATCATGAATATCATCTGGCATGTTAATTTCTGACTCGATCATATCCATTTTGCACAAATCTCTTTGAGACTCTACGAGAATCCGGTACATAACAAAACTACCTGTAAAAATTTCCTGTGAATCCATAACGTACCTTCTAAATCATTTTAGGCGAAAATGATCAAAAAGTAAAAGCGCTATTTCTGGACTGCAGGAACCCAGTGTGTTGTTCGACCGTCGGCAGTTTTTTCCCTTACGACTGGGTTTCCGCTAGGATCAAATTTCTTGTTATAAACCGCAAATCTATCAGTGGCATTTCCTGTCTCACCATAGAAGTCAGTGTATGATTTTATTGTGGCACCGCCGCTTTCAAAAGAGTTAAGCAATACTGATCTTACAGTTTTGTTTAGTAGAATAGCTTCTCTATGCGTCAAGGTCGCGACGACCCTGTTTGGTGAAAGCCTTGCTAAATAAAGGGCTTCGGCTTTGACATAGTTGCCTACTCCAGAAAGAACTGATTGATCCATTAGAGCTTCTGCCACTGTCTTCTTTTTCTTCTTCATCAACCTTTCAATAAACAGTTCGTCTTCACACTCTTCAGCAAGAAGATCTGGTCCTAAAGAATTTAACTTGTCGATAAGTGGCTTCTTTCCTTGCATGAACTTTATGGTCCCGAAGTTTCGCTGGTCGTTATAAAATAACTCACCGTCATTCAGGACAAATTTAACTCGACTGTGTTTGCTTAATTTATCAGACCATGATCCGGTCATTCCAAGTGTACTCCACAAACTCCACTGGTGATCTAGAAGCATAAAAATAAATTTTCCGTGAACTCCAGCGCCATGAACCTTGATTGGAAAATCATCTTCGAAAGGCTCAGAATTCTCGATCGGCTTTTTCGTATATCTTCCGCTTAGAATCTCAATAGACTGGATCGTTCTATTTGTCACTCTTTCTGATAGTTGTAGGGCCATGCGCCTACATTCAGGTCCTTCAGGCAACTGTCTCCTCCTCACAGATCATCTCGAACGTCTCAATAAACTTCTTCCAGGGTTTTTCTTTCAGCACTGAGTTGAACTCCCACTCCGAAGAAACTTTCTTTGATCACATCTGGCTGAAGAGCTGGTTCAACGATCTGAATTTCCGATATTTCTAGATTTGTCAGTGGGTCGATTCTAATCAAGCTTAAATTTCGCAAGAAATGCTCTTCCCATTCTGGGTCTGCTAATTTTTGCTCAAACAACTCGGGATTTCTCATAATCTTTTCTGCGGTCTTATCACCGTGCCTCGGAATCCCTGGAATGTTATCAGTAGCATCTCCTCGAATTGCCTTCCATTCCAAGTAGTCATAATCCGGGGGCTGGACGAAGTCCTTCTTGATCGGGTGATATAATCGAATCTGTGGGTTCTCATCAGTTAGAAGCTGGATGAAATCAGAATCACCTGAAGCAATAACCACATCGTCTTCCTTGTGAAGCCTGGCGTAATGAGCGATAATATCATCTGCTTCAAAATCAGGATGGCGAACAATACTGAATGGGAATGCTTTGCAAAGGAGATCCACACATTCATCTTTCTGCCTAAAGAAATCCTGCATCACGCTCCACTTGGGGTCTGACTCATCGATCTGTCGATTGGCTTTGTAATCACTGTCCATTTCAATGCGTTTCTTCGGGGTTCCCTCAAGGACAAAATAAACCTTGTCAGGATCGAATTTCTCGATAATTGGCCGGAGTGACCTAAAGAACATGTAAGTAATGGAATGGTCACCGTTGTGATAACCGGCTCGTGCTCTATGGATAAGGTTGTGACCGTCTAAAATAAGGACTTTCATTTAGCCTCCTGTGGAAATATTATACCACAAGGCTAATAGAATTACAATTTTATGATTAAATTCCGGGTGTATTCTTTTCGAGGCGGACGATGCCTTTCAGGGCTTTTATCGAAGAAATCAAGTTCTCAAGAAAGGGACCTGTTCCCCCAGCTCCCGAAGTTGGAATAAACGATATCTCAATTGGAACTCTGGATCGATTTCCAATTTTCTTAATCGCGTCTCTCTGATAAACTGTGGCAACGCCTTCCATCACACGTATCTTGGTAAGAAGATTATTAAGAAGAAAGGAGTTGTCGTAGATCATTACGTAAGTTTTAGACACAGGATCAATGATCTTACGCTTGTCATTTTGCTCACTGATCACTTGTCTCACGATATTTCTAATTAGATCTGACATTTGATACTCCGTTATTAATTATCATCTTACGGGGTATTTTTTATCTCTACGCCATTTTCACCAAAAGAAATTGTAAACTTTGTTACATCTTCTCCGGCTGAAATTATGGCGGTGGCGAGCTCTCCTTCGATGTGTTTTTGAGTCCATCTTCTAATAGCTCGGGCTCCGACTGGTAGGATCGTAGGTCTCTTTTGCAACCTTTTCATACATATCGGGATCAAACGAAACCAAGATCCCTTTCTTCTCTAAGCGGCGAGAAATGTCGTCCATAACATTCTTAGCAATTCCGACCAAGTTACTCTCAGCAAGAGGATTAAAGACAGCAATATCATCGATTCGATTAAGTAGCTCAGGACGATATTTGGCACGAAGAAGTTCTAATACTTTCTCTCGAGTTTCTTCTGTAACATCACCATCTTTTTGCAAGGCCTCAAGGAGCATGTGTGAACCGATGTTAGAAGTCATAATCACAACTGTGTTCTTAAAATCAACTAACCTACCTTGGCCATCTGTGAGCCGGCCGTCATCGAGCAGCTGCAGGAGGACGTCAAAGACCTCTGGGTGGGCTTTCTCAATCTCATCCAATAGTACAATCGAGTAAGGCCTTCTTCGTACTGCCTCAGTTAACTGTCCACCTTGTTCATACCCAATATAACCTGGAGGTGCGCCGACCATTCGTGATATCGAATGTTTCTCTCCATACTCAGACATGTCTACTCTAATCACATGGTCGTAATCATCGAACATGATCTTAGCTAAAGATTTTGCAAGCCAAGTCTTGCCCACACCAGATGGCCCCAAGAACAAGAATGAGCCAATGGGCTTTGACTCATCTGAGAGTCCTGCACGAGACCTGACGATGGATTGGGCGACGGCTTTCACAGCCCGACCTTGACCCAAAACAGTCCCATTAAGAAGATCTTCTAAACCAGAAAGCTTCTCTTTCTCTGTCTTGCTTAGATCGGCTGCGGGAATACCAGTCCAGGCTGCGACAACTTCCGCGATCTCTAAGGGTGTAATTTCGTCTTTCATCATCTGCGAGTTTTGTCGGGCTGACTTCATTGCGAACTCGGCTGTGTTAAGCGCAGAATCTGCCAAGACCTTGTCTACAGTTGTCAATCTTTGCAAAGCAATGGCATCACTCATAGCTTGTGCATCCTGAATCTTTGCTTCGATCTTAAGGATCTTAGACTTAGCTTCTTTAATCTTATCCATCGCGGCTTTTTCAGCATCAAACTGGGTTTGCAAACCATTTCGCTTCTCACGAGAACCTGCTAGTTCTTTTTTCATCTCCGTCAGCTGCTGATCTACGTTTGTCTCTTTAGACAGGCTGTCGATCTCGACTTCAAGAATCATGACTTTCTGGTTAAGAGACTCAAGCTCAGGAGGAGCAGAAGTGTTATCAGCTCGGACCTTAGCAGTAGATTCGTCCACTAGGTCGATCGCTTTGTCAGGAAGGTTTCGAGAGGGAACATATCTCTCACTTAACTCGACCGCTGCGATCAACGCAGCATCACGAATCTGGAGACCGTGATATGCCTCATAAGAATCACGAAGACCTCTTAAGATTGCCATCGTCTGACGGGAGGTTGGAGGCTCGACGTAAACTGTCTGGAATCTTCTTTCCAGGGCAGCATCTGCCTCAATGGAAGTTCTAAATTCATCTTCGGTTGTGGCGCCAACAACTCGAACTGCACCTCGATCAAGGAATGGCTTGAGAACTGAAGCTATTGAACCATTACTATCTCCAGATCCGCAGATCATGTGAATTTCATCGATAAACAAGATGATTGGAGTTGGACTGGTCTCAACTTCTGATAGAATTCCGGTTAATCTCTCTTCCAAATCACCTCGATGCTTAGCTCCGGCTGTGAGAGACGCGGCGTCCAACTGCAAGAGTTTTGCTCCCTGTAAGTGAGATGGGATATCGCCCTTATGAATTCGGTGCGCTAGCAAGTGTGCGATCGCCGTCTTTCCAACGCCAGGCTTTCCGATGATGATCGGATTATTCTTGTTTCGACGGCATAAGATCCGGATCACACTTCGAATCTCATCTTCACGACCGATCACTGGGGAGATTTTGCCTTCGGCGCACTCAGCAACAAGCTCCCTACCTTTGCTTAAAAGAACTTTGATAGAATTTCGTTCTCGTCGATTCTCAACTTTCTTTCCTTGACGAAGAATCTCGACTTCTGCTTCTACAGCTTCTTGAGTGAGCCCTGCTTCAAGCAAGTATCTTTTTACAGGCTGTTCATTAACAGGCTCGACAAACATCTCTAAGAACAGAGTGGACGAGCTAGCAAAGAGAATCGCCGTTTCCCTTAGCGGTAAGCTGGGCACGCTCCAGAAGGCGAAGTAGGCGGGGAGACACCGTAATGGAGTCTTCTGCTGCTGTTTTTGCAGGCATCTTTATCATCTTGGTAAGATGCAAGTTAAGATTTTTCAATAGATCTTTTCGATCTACAGACAGCTTTGCCAGAATAGCCCTTACGGGATTATCTTCCTGNTTCAACATGCAAACCAGAAGATGTTCTGGATACGGTTGAGGATGATCGAGTTTTCTAGCTAGCTTGGACGAAGTCTGGATAGCTTCTGCGGCGAGATCAGTAAAGTCTTCAATGAGCATGTAAATCTCCGTCTACAATAGTATGTATGGAGTTGCTAAGATTAGAAATGAACTCTTGCTTTGGTTCCATCTTCAAGAATGAAAACGTTTTCTTCTGGTGTTTCAGTCTTGAGCTCTGGCTGATCATTGGGAGCGCTTACTGGAGAGTCTCCGAACAGATTGTGTGACAACTCTTTAGAACGAGAATCTACCTTAGAACACATGGTGTCGATATTTCTCGTAACATTGTCAATTAGCAGGGTTCGGACTTCCTCTAGATTCTGGTAGACATCACCCTTAAGACGAGTGAGATCGATCGGATCGTCGTTCTCTTTGTGTGAGACCAGGTAAGTTACCTTCCTCACCCTTAAAAGTCTTACGAACAACTTGCTCGGCCACGACAACGGGCACGATCTTCATCTTCTCGACCATCACTACGAATAGTGTTTGGCCTACTTCGTATCTATTATTGGCCACGCAGAGCTTCGTTCAGCTCATCAGTGCAGACAAGGACATCGTTATCTGTGGTCTGCTGGTGGTAAACGGAAAGATCTAGGCGAGTGAGCTCCTTCAAGAGCTTAGACTCCTCGCGGTGACCGCCGTAGGTTTCATAGAGTTTAACTAGACGCTTAACAGTTGTTGGATGTAGACGCATTTGACATCTCCTTACCCATTAGTATACTAGGCCTGGAGAGAGATGTTTACTGTGATTCAATATCTAATGTAACAGTTCCTGCATCGAGATCAACTTCACCTTGAATCTCTTGGAGGCTGTATCGTTTTCCACCGTATTCGAGGACATGCTCACCGTCTATCTCATAGATGACTGCCTCTTCTTCAGATTCTTCCATAACGTCGAGATCGTCGACGTCTTCGACTGAATCTTCTTCTAGCACATCTTCGTGAGCAGCGCCGCAGTCTTCTTCCATCTCATCTTCTTCGAGCATATCAGCAGGAGATTCTTCGCCTTCGTCTTCACGCATTGGGCCGGACATGATAGGTGGGTGATCGCCCTCTTCCAGCTCTTCTTCGGGTTCAGCTTCTTCCATAGCTCGGCCAGGCTTAAAATCAATATTCTCAAGGGAAAGCGTGCCTTCCGCGACCATCTTGCGAATAGTGCGTCGGACAGCTTGACGGACCTGTGTGTCGGACTCATCAGCTTGGCGAGCCTCAGTTGATTCATTGAGCTCCTCAGCT